TAAGTCATTGATTGTCATATTAGAACCTTGTACAAGGTTTAATATAGTTTGTGAAGCGTTTGGTATACCATTGGTTAAAAGAGAAAGGGTAGTACCACTGCCTGATGAATTACTAAGTCTTACCATGTTACAGCTTCAGTCGCCTTCAAAAAGGCATCTTTCGCTGTTTTTATAGAAAGTTGGTCTTCTAAAAGCTGACTAGATTTAATATTAAAATCTTCCATTCTTTTATTAAAATTTTCTTCTTTAGATTCTAATTCACTTTGTCTTGAATTTATTTCAGAAATTTTAATGTAATTTTCATTGTTTATTTTTGCACTTTCTTCTTTTAATTTATCGTTTATCTCTATAGAAGAATTAATTTCATTTATTAAAATATCTTTTTTATTAGAAAAATCTTCAACTTGATTTTGTAGACTGAATAGAAGTTCTTCTTGGTATTCTTTTTCTTTTGTTGCTCTATCTATTTCCATTCTTGTACCCATAAGAAGATTTTGAGAAATTGTAATCTCATTTTTTAAAACAGCAAGTCTTTTTTCTACAACATCAATTTGATGCATTTGTTCAAGTGTAAGTTTTACATTGTCATTTGGTGTATCAATCATTTCTAATTGGGTGCAGTTAAAGCTCCTGGTGCAATTTCAAGAACTGTATATCTTGGAGATGTACCTGCTATTGTTATAATTCCTGTATAAATAACTCCTTCTTCCATTCCAACAGTACCACCTGTTCCATCATCATTTGATGTTCCAGCTTTAAGTACAAAATGAAAAACAGAAGTTGAAGCTCCTGAACCTAAAAGAACATATAAAGGATTTTGTCCTAAATTTTGTATATTCCATACAATTCTCTTGGCATTTGATGCTAAGGCAGTTGTAGAACTTTGTATTGTTGGTGTATTTGAGGCGGTAGTTTGATATACGATATTCATATAACAAAGTATAATTTAATATTACTTGTTTTTATATGGGGAAAGAGAAGCTAAGTAATCAGCATAAGATTTACCTGTATTAATTCTTTCACCATCTATAATTTTCCAATTAGAAACTTTTTTAGGATATAATTCTACAATTATATAATGACTTATTCTTCTTGGGTCAAATACCTCTTTGGAGTTTTTTATATAAATTTTTTTATCAGGAAATACTTGATATTTTCTGCATTGATAGCGTAAGGATGTTCTGTCGCAGTTATATAGGTCAGCTAATGCTACAAAAGTCCATCCAGCACGTCTTAAAGATAACATTTCCAGAAGTTTATTAAAATCTTTTGAAATAAAGTTATAAGATTTCTTCATTTGTATTATTATACTAGATATGTTATAGTATGTCTATGTCATACATTTTAATTGCATTTTTTATAGGTGCACTAAACGCATATATTGGGGATTAATCAGTAAATTTCTTAACAATATTTGAATATTCTCCTCCAAGCATTTTTAGCAATGCAACATCTTTTGCAGTTTTAACACCTCCTTTTAATAATCTCATTAACAAACCCTTACTCTCAGTTTGTGTAGGATTTAATTCTTTTAAAGCTTTTAAGATAAGTTGTTCTGTCTTTCCACCTATTTCAGAAGTTGGCATATTGTTTAAATATGCAGTCAATCTATCTATTGCACCTTGTCTTGTTTGAACACCTTGTTTGACTAATTTTGAAATTATTGGATTTTCTAATGCAGGCGTATTACCTAGTAATTTAGTTACTATACCTCTTCCTGTGTTTGTTCCACCTAGAGCCAATAAAGCAGCACTCCCAGCTGTTTTTAATCCACCTTTTATTGCATTACCTGCATCAGGTGCATCTATATATTGAGAGTTATCTTGACCACCTAAAGCACCTTTTGCTTTTTCTTTTAGGATAGCTAAGGAAGAACCAATTTCATTTCCTAATTGTTCTGAGCCACCGAGACTTAAAGCATTCCCTACTTTTCTAAAAGTTCCAATATCTTGATTACCTTTTTGATTCTTTGGAACATCAGGAATGTTTGCAGAAGTTACATATCCATCAGTTGAATTATTAGAACCACCTTTGAATTGTTCATAGTATTTTGCAACATTGTCTACGTATGATTTAACATCATAATTAACACCTTGTTCTTTGTTATATCCAGGTTTAGCTGTTTTGTATGTATCAGGTGCACCACTATTCCATTTACTTGCTATTTGAGCAGGTGTAAGACCTTGTTTCCCCCATTTTTCAATAGTTTTGTACGCTACTCTATCTTGATTTGCAGGAGAAAAATCTTCTGTGTTTGCACCAACTTCGTGGGCGTATGAGCGAAAATTAGCAGGTATTTCACCTTCTTTTAATGGAGTTTTACTGTTCCATTGGTAAGCACCTTTTGAGTGTCCATTATCACCTATTTTGTCATATTTACCGCCTGATTCTTGGTGTCCAATAGCTTTAGCAAGAGCTACTATTGAAGGGTCAAGCTGTTCTTGTTGTGTATCCATATTTTAATTTCCAAAGAAACTACCAAACATTGTACCTCCAGTCGAACCACCTGAAGAATTACCACTTAAATTATTTTTTGCATTAGTTAAATTAGTGATTTTATTCTTTACGTCATTCTTTAATTGTTGTTGAATTTGTGTAAGTTGGGCAGCTGTAACATTATCAGGAATTGCTTGCATTGCGTCACCGCCTTCTATTGCTGTCCAGGCTTGTCGCACTGCTTGTAATTGAGCTTTAAAACCAGCTACAGCTTGAGAACCTTGAGCTGTGGAACCATATAATTGCTGTAATCCTTGAATTACTGGAGTATTACCACCACCAACAGCACTAGCATAACTATTAAGAATACTAAATGCTGCATCTGCAGCTGGAGCTGTAGCATTTAAATTATTTATCTGTGTTTGATAGTCTCTTATTGATTGAACATTTGAAGCAGCTTCTATCCCTGTTCCATAATTACCTCCAGTACTATTTAATTGTCCTGTTACTGGATTTGCAACACCTGTACCATAAGAAATTCCAAATTGTGGAGCTGACCCACTTATAGCAGATTGTAATTGACTTTGAGATAAACCTTGTTGTGTTGTAGATAATCCACCAGCAGCACTTAGTCCACTTTGTGTAATACCAGCTATATTTGCAGCGTTTTGTGCAGCTTGATTAGCAGCAGATGCCTGTACTCCATAATCTCTTTGAATAGCTCCTTGTCTTCCTTGTTGGAATTGTATAGGTATAGCTTCTTTTGTTTGATTATTTATAGCTTGGTTTAAGCTTTGATTTATATTTACAGCTCTGTTTTGTGCATCAATAGCATCTTGTATTCTTTTTTGATAATCACCACCTTGTAAATTTTCAACTATTCCTGATGTTGGATTTGTTGTTGATTTATTAGCCATATCAGCAATTAGTTTTCCATAAAGCCCACTATCATTTTGATTGTAGGTTGGTTGTGGTGCTGTGTTTTGAGGTGGAATATATCCAGAAGAATTAGTATTTGATGTATTTTTGTTACTTATGTTTGGTGTATTTGTTTGTGTGTTTGAGTACTTTGCAATCGCTGCTTTAGTTAAAGGCCCCATAATACCATCTTCTTTCAAGTTAGCACCTTGAGCATTAAGAGATTTTTGCTGAGCTAAAACATTAGCATTTGAACCGCTTGTTTTAACTTGATTATTTGGAAGTTTATTTGCTGGTGTTGCTACAACTGGAGCTTTTGCTTGTACTCCTAAAGAAGGTGTTGGTACTTTAGTTGGAACACCAAAAATTTTATTTAATAATCCTGATTGTTGTGTAGATGCCATATTAATTTCCTGTTAAATTAGATTGATAAAGATTCGGATTCCATATAGGTTGTTGAGTATCAGGAAGTACAATAGAAGTAGTTTTTGAGCCAAATTCATCGTTTAAAGCAGCTTCACCTCTATCATAGAGATTCTCATATAGTTTAGCTTTTGTTGCATCAGGAAAACGTGTTGTGTAATAAATGTAACCCATTCTAAAAAGAGGTAAATCTTGGTAATCTTCAGGAAGTAATGGTACTTCTCCTATTGTAAAGTTACCTGCTGTTACTGTTGAACCTGTATATTTATTTTTTAATTCTAAAACAGTTGCACTTGTTATTGAATTTATTTGATACCATTGATTATCTCCATTTGCTGAGTCTGTTACAGAGTGCGGGATACGAATCCATTGTCCAGCCATCCAAGCTTTAAAAGCACTTGCTCCAGCTGTGACAGTTGTTGTGTTTGTTGTAACAGAAACTGTAGTACTAGCTGTAGTATTAGTAACATCCGCCATAGATAAATCAATAGTACGAATTTTGTAATTCATAGTAATTGTATTTGATGAAGATGCTGGAACTGGCCATAGACCTACTTGTCCATTAAATACAAAAAAGAATGAAGGATAATCTTGTTGAAAAGTTATTGTGTTTAAATAATCCCAATATTCACGAGAAGGACATTCTTTTGGTTGCCAAAGAGTAGAACCAATAAAAACAGTAACGTTTATTAATTTTTTTACTTGTGGTGGTAGATTATAGAATTGTTGATTTGCTACAGTTGTTGTTGTATATGAACGTTCATTAAAATAATACTTTGTAGTCAAATAACGAAGAGACTGGTTAAGTTCTTCCATTCCCCAATTAAGATTATCAGGTAAAAGATTGTTGGTAATTCTTCCAATGTCTCCATCAGAATACGCAGGAGATGCTGTAGATGTACCATAGTACGAAGTATAGGTTCTCATAAGTATATTTTATAGTAGCTGAGCTGTTTCTTATATGGGGAAAGACTAAGTTATTACTAATGCCCCTTGTATTTTTACATTAGTACCAACAATAAAATCAATAGTTAATAATCCTAATTGATTGTTAAAAGAAGTAGCTTGAGCAGATGCAAATACAGCACTTGCACTATCTAAAGAATATATAAAACTACCACTTGAACCAGCACCAAAAGCAGCTGAAACTCTATTGTTTGCAAGAGTTGTGCTATCTACATACATAGAATTTGAAAACTGAAGGAATGGTTGTCCAGCTCCTGAAGTAGTTACAACATAAGGAGGTGTTAAATCGGAAAATTCTAAACAATTACCAAACTGTATTTCTCCATTTAAAATAACTCTTTTTGTTGCGGGTGTACCATCTGCATTGTTAGCAGCAAAACCACTGAATATTATTTTCACAGGATTAAAGATACCACCAATAGTAACAGTCTCAGTAGTATCTTCTACAATACTTGAAATGTATTTATTACCTTGTACTAAATTTTGAGCAGGTATTTGGTTTGAATCTACTCCATTATGTGTATGTGTTGGAATTTTAGCAACACCAAATCTTGTACCTAAATCATTATAGACTTCAGTAGCTATATTACGAGCTTCATTTCTTACCATCTCTTTAATTTTTGCAAAAGAATCTTTATCCATTTATTCTCTAATTCTTACTTCTAATAAAGGTACATAAGTAGGGTTTGTTGCTGTTGAAGATGATTCAATTCTTAATTGTAACCATTGTAAGTTTTTAAAGTTTGGTACATAAACATCAGAAAGTACGGCTGTTGTAGTTGTACCTAGTAAAGTAAAAGAACTTGTTAAGTCTGACCTCCAAGATACTTTTATAGATTCACCAGAAACCATAGGTTTTGATAATTTAAATTCTATGCTTGTAAAGTTTTTCTGACCATAGAAAGAGCCAACAGGAATAATGTCTGTATCAATTCTAGCTTCATAATTTGTGTAAGGATTTGCTGATGTATAATCTATACCACCAGTAGAATTTATCCAACCAGCATAGATACCTTCTCCTGTTGGAAAAACATTACCCATTGGTACTATAACTGGAACAGTACCAGCATACGTACCATAAGATAAAGAATTACTTAATCTTAATGCACCACTATTTAAATCATAAGCCCAAACACCAGCATATTTACTTAATGTAGTACCTGAATCATTTGTTGTAGCAGAAAGACTAAAAAATAATTGATTTTTTAAATATATTGCCCATCCCCATTGATAATATGGATTTGTTGTGTCTGATATTGAATCAGGAAATTTTTTAAATAAATCTATGTTTGCACCATTTGTAATATAAATTCTTCCTCTATTACCTGCAAAAATGTAGGCTGTTGAATTTGTAGAAACAATACATTTTATGTATGATTCTGCTACTACTAATGGATAAGAAAAAGAGGTACTTACTCTATCCCACGGATAAATATTATTAATCATTCCACCAACTAATAAGGTAACGCCTAATTGAGCTAAACAAGTAGCTTTATCAAAAGAAGGTAATGCTAACGCTGAAGTATTGTATGTATAAGTTGCGGCATTTGTTGGGTCAAAGCTTGAACCAGCATTTATTAATACAGAACCTACAGCACTATCATTACAAAAATATAGTGTATTATCTACTGCAGCAATAGCTCTATGTCCTGTTATTGTTGTTGTTATATTTTTCCACGCATATACCCATAATGTTGTTGGATTACTTGAATCAAAATTAATTCTAGCGTAATCAATTTTACTATCCATAAAAACAAATAAATATCCTTTAAATACTACTATTCCTTTTGGAGAATATACAGCAGAACTAGAGTGTAGTAAATTACCTAAAAACTGAAGTGTATTTTTAGAAACGGTACCACCTACACCATTCACATGATAAGAAGAAAGATTCCAGCATAGTCCGTTAGAATCCAAAATATAAGTATCTTTATAATTCATAGTAGAAGAACCATCAAAAGTATTAGATGTTGAAGATACTGAATCTGAAGGATTCCCAAAAGTATACACAGTAAATGTACCAGAAATATTTACAGTAATATCTACTAATAAACTAATATTTAGAGTATCATAAAGCTTAAAAGTTGTTGGTGTTATATCTCCCACGTAGTATGTTCTACCATTAGTTAATCCACCTGCTCCTGATGTTGTTACAATAGTTAATGCCATACCATTATAGAATCCCGTTGTACTAGCTGTTGTTAAAATATCTGTTCCTGAATTTGCTGTAAAAGCAGTGCCCGTAAATCCTGTTGGTGGCAATGTAACCCCAGCCATAGCAAACTCTACATTAGCTTGATTTGGAGAAGTTGTTATATTAAAATTACGAATATCTGCGATACCTTGATAAGGAGAATCAGCGATTCCTTTTTCAAAGCCGTTTATAACTATTTCTGATTTTCCTGTTATTCCGTTTTTTTGATATTGGTATGACATATTACATTGTTAAAAACATATTTCCATTAGTTGTTACTGGTGGATTAAAAACCGAAATAATTGCTGTTCCATTTGTACCACTTACCCATTCATTTGTTGTCATATCTCCTGTTGCTGAAGCTACTGAATAAACGGCTGAATACATTTGAGTTATTGTATCGTTGTATTGTTTTGTCCAAGTTGGATTATTATTTGTTACAGCAACATTGCTTATTGAAAGGTTTGTATTATCAGCAACAAAACTAGCTATGAGCAATGAACCTACCCTAGATGGTGTAACTGTGTTTGTAAAAGTTTTAGTACCGCCACCACTAACACTATTATTTAATGCTTTGTTTGTTGAATCAAAAGGATTAGAAGTGTCATTTCCTGTTACTCTTAAAATTATTGTTCTTAATGCGTTTGATGTTGAACTTATAAATTGAAAAGTTCCAGCAGAAGCATCAGAACTATCTGCTATCTTGTACTGTATATAAACATTAGAACCTGAAGAACCACCACCTGGAGATTGTTGAAAATTTGCAGTTGTCCATCCTGATGGGGCAGTAACACTAGAAGAAGCATTGTTTACTCCTGATTGAGCTATAAGTAAATCTCCTACTTGTACACCAGCTGGAGCTGTTGCATTTAGTGTACTTCCTACTACTGTTGATTCTGCTGTTGTTGCTATATTGATATTTTGTCCAGGAATAGAATTTACAACAATTTTTTGTGATATAAATCTTGTAACACCAACACCTCCATTACAAGTAGCACTTGAATTACCTGTAGGAGTTTTTTGTGGTCTATTTGTATAACAAAGAGACAACACATAAGCATCTGTTGGTGAACCATTACTATCTAATATTTCATTCCATATAGGATTATCGTTCGTAATACTCTGACTAGTAATATCTCTTGCTGTTGTTTGTGATGGTTCGTTTGCTTGTATTGGAAATAGTATCAAGTTATTAACTTGACTTGGTGTAACTGAATCTGTAAAAAATAGTGAGTGCGTGTCTGTTGTAGAAGTTCCACTACCATTACTTGTATCTATTGGGTTATTTACATCAAATTGATTAATTCTAGCTATTAAACCAATACTATTAACATTACCGCTAAAAGACCAAACATAACTACTTCCTTCTGAAGCAGCTATTTTATAAAAGGAAGACATATTATTTTGCAAAGATGTTAAATTATCATTTCTAATTAATGTCCATCCCGATAATGTTGTCAAAGTTTCAGCTGAACCTGAATCCCAAGTAATAATAGCAACCAATAAATCTCCATCAACAACACCTGATGGCTTAGTTATTGTTTTAGAATTTGTTGGTGTAGAGTTCCAAACAGAACTAGATATTGATTGATATTGTGCAGCCATATTCTAAGATTGAGCTACACATCTCCATTTACTTGTAGCTGAGTTCCATCTAAAGCCGACAGTTAATAATGTTGAAATAACTGTTGTTGTTGGTAATGCTACAGTTGAAGCTTCAAATGAAGCACCCCAACTAATTGCTCTTGCTGTTCCGTTGTCTGTTATTTCTATAATCAATGTATCTCCTGCAACTGGTGTACCTGAAAGATTTGTTGTAAATGAAGTAATGGCTTGTGCAAGTCCTGTTATAGATGCAACATCAGTATTATCTGTGTTGATTGTTGGAGTAGCTGATTGGGTTGTTGTTACAACTCTAGCTGTTACTCTTTTGTTTGTTAAAGTATTTGTAGAAGAAATTGAAGGTATTACTACTCCTTCAACAGCAATAACACCAGCAGAAGAGCGTGATATTGTTGTATCTGAAGCGTTACCAAGTTCTATAGAACCAACTCCTATCGCTGTTGAAGTAGAAGCAACAAGTCCTGCTATAGGTAATCCTGTCGCATTTGTGAGTGTTCCTGAAGAAGGTGTTCCTAATGCACCACCTGAATATAAAACAGTTCCTCCTGCACCAAAAGCAACAGAAGAACTATCTGTTCCTGTAAATGTTAAAGTATTGCTAACTGTTAGAGTTTTACCATCTGCAATAGTTAAAGTTGAGCCTGTAGCTGGAGCTGTAATTGTTACCTTGTTTACTGTTGTCGGTGTTATATTTCCAAGAGTGAGAGTTATTGCTGGTGTAGTTGTTGCTGTTGCTACGCTTCCTGAAACTCCGTTTGCTGTTGTTACTGATACAGAAGTAACAGTACCTGAGCCTGCGGCCAAATCTACTTTTAGTCTATGTGTAGTAGGGTCAGCATATACAACAACAGGTGTAATTCCATCAGCAGATGATGTTCCTATTAATGTTGGTACTCTATTATTATCTCTTGGTGCTGAAATATTTGTCATTTTGTTTTAATTACTATCTATTAAAAGATTGCCGTTTGAATCAGTTGCTATATAAATTGGTGTAACCCCATCTGAACTACTTACAGCCCATAAAGCAGGGACTCTATTCGCATCTCTTTGAGAGCTTGAGCTAGAAAATCCTGTTCCTGTAGTATTATCATCTACTTTTAGTGCATTGTTTGAAGGATTTATTTTAATTGAAACAGGTGTAATTCCATCAGTATTTAATGTTCCTAACATTGTAGGAATACCATTATTATCACGTGGAGTTGAAATAGGCATATTTAAATTATGCCCTAGAAAGTTTATTTTTTATATGGGGAAAAGCTATTTATTTTTACGCAAATATTCTCTGTTAAGTGTTTCTCTTTCATCCTTAAGTTGTTTATCCCATATTTTCATAGCTTCTATATCACGTTCATATTTCTCTAATTTTGCATTAAAGTTTATTTCAACGAGAGCTATTTCGCTCTTACGTTTATTCAAACTAGCTTCCTCAAATTGTTGTTTCTCGTGAAACAAAATCATTTCTTCAGATAGTTTCTTTATGCCGTCTTTAATTTGTTCTTTCTGAGCTTCTATACCCTGTTTAGCTATTTCAAGTTTTTGTTCTTCTTTTTCTACTTGTTTCTCTCTATCGCTAACTTCTGTTAGTTTTTCTTGTAATTTATCTGCTAAATAATCAGCTTGTTCTTCTTTTTGTTTGGCATTTTTAACCAATTCTTGGGCTTCAACATACATTTTATCTACTTCATCTTTATACATTTGTATAGGAATTAGAGCTTCTTTCTTCCTATTTTCAAGAGATTCTACCTCTTGAGTCATGTCTTTTATTCTATTTGAATGTTCTGATTCTTCTATTGACCATTTGTCTCTATTACGTGCTAAAGCATCATTAAAATCTGCTTGTGCACGTGCTAAATTAGCATTAGTTTTTATTTCTAATTCAGCAATCTCCTGTATTCGTAATAGTTTTCTTGTTAATTCCTCTTGCTGTTTGTCTTTTTGAGCAAAAGGCGAGAGAAGTTTCATAATTTTATTTAACTTTTGGTGTTTTTGTTGTTTTTAGTTTCATTGGTGCTTTTTCTTGTACTTCTTCTTTGTGAGCACCTAAATCAGCAAATTCTGATAGTTTTGGAGCATTGTCTAATGGACTTCCACTTGAAGGTTCTGCTTTTAAATCTCTCATAAGCTCTTCTTTTATCTTAATTCTCATTAATTGAGTTTGAGGTGATTCTTCATCTGGAGCCATTAAATGAACGATTTTATCTTCCCATACTTTACGAGCAGCTGGAACTCCCAATGAGGATGGAGCTCTGTATGTATTTATTTGTACGTTAGGATTGTTTTTATAAAATTCAATTTCATTCATTTTTGCATTACCAATCATTATTTTATCAACAAGTTCTTTAGTAAGTTTAGCTGCTAAGTGATGAGGTAATTCTACAGTATGACCTGCAGGAATTTTAATAGGTTCACCTCCCCAAGCAGATACAAACTCTTCTTCTGTAATATTAGTAAATGCAAACTTTAACATTGGATTATATATACCTTGTCTAATATATAATAAATCTTGCAATGTCTCTTCTTTTTTTTCCATAAGTTTTTAAATTTATGTTAGTTATTGGAACTAAAGCGTCCAAAGTTAAATAAATTATAACACATATAAATAGAAAAAGCACAAGTAATAAACCTGTGCTTAATCTATTTAGACAATAAATTTAATTATTAGTCAATTTGTAGGAATACTGCATCGTATTCTCCTGTAGCACAGATACCCATTGTGTATCCGAGTACGTTTGTTCCAGCGATTGCTGGAGCAAGAGAACCAATAGTACCACCAACCAATACACCGACAGCAAGACCAGCTGTAGCGAAAGTTCCTGTAACTAAACAAGAAGCTGGGCCGTGTGTTTGCATCCATCCGTAGTTATTGATAGGAGTAGCTGCTACTGGAACACCAACAGGTGCTGCTGTAAGAGTTGCTGGAGCTACTATACAACCATTGTAAGGATTCAAATGGAATACTACTCTTGAAGATGTAGTAAGGGCAACTTGAATAGGGTCTTCTAAAGTAACAACACAACCTGTAGCACCTGATACTGCTGTATTAGATTTTACTTTGTAGTTGTAACCTTGACCTGGAGTAACTGCTACTGACATAAATCCACCAGCAAGAGCATTAGCTGCTATTGTTAATGAAGCTGAAAGTGTAACAGTATATGTTCCAGCTGCGGCTGCTGATACAGCTAAACCACCTGCTGGACTGAAGTTTGTAGCGTCTTCTGCAGGGCCTTGATAAATTTTACCTGGAACTGCTGCTACTGCTCCATTGTAGAAATAACGGAAGTAACGTCCATCACCTGATGTTGCAAGTGCTCCAAAATCAGTACCTTGTGTAGTAGATGAAGTAAAGATTTCTTGTGGTGTTACTAATAAGTTTGCTTTTAATGTTGACATTGTTTAATTCTCGGTTTATAACTCCTCCTCCGTCCTAGAGATTAACTCTCATAAGTTATACCGAATTTAATTTATAATTATGATGCTGTTGTTACTGCTACCCAGTTTGTTGTACCATTATTAATGTACAAACGAGTAGAAGATGATGAACCTCCTGTGTTAATGCACAAGTCACCTTTTGTAGCTGTGTGAGTTGGTGCATCACTTGTTACCCAGATTTTTATACCTGTAGAAAACATTGTAATTGGTGCACCAGCTGCGATTGCTCCTGCTGTTGCAGGGACAGCTGTACCACTTTTAGCGACTATAGCACCTGTAGCTGTATTGTCTCCTGTTATTGTTTGAGCACCTGAAGACAAAGTACCTGTAGTACTAATAGGTTTTGCAGAATAGTAACCACCTGCACTTTGAATTTCGTTTAATGTATTTTCAGCTAATATAGACATAAAATAATTCGTATAGTTAAGCTGATAATATTAGACTCCAGTGATTCCTGTTAGAACTCCATGACGACGTGGGTTGTCTGTACATAGGTTACCACCCAAGATTATAAATGAGTTCCAAGCGAATTGAGTGTTACTCTTTATAAATCCTGTCCAGTAGAAACCTAAGTTTGAAACTTCATTGTAAGAGTTACCTGAGAATAGCTTACTTGCTACTTCTACTTTCTTAGCACCTTCGTAGGCATCAAGAGCTACATCAAGACCATAGAAGTCTAGGTAGTTTTCGTTCAAGAAGTAAAGGTAACCAGCTGTTGCTTTTCTATCAGGAACCATTTCAAGACCAGCATACATAAGACCTGAGAATCCTTCGTAACCTTTATAGTTAGGAACGATATTCACTTCCTTGTAAATCTTTTCTTGTGGTTGTAAGAGTTGTTCATACAAAGCCCAAGTTGGGTAATCTGTATAAGCACGAGTAGGAACTACTGTTGCATCGGCAATAGCGTTGTAAAGTGTACGCATTGTTGCGAGTGAAAGAGTAGAAGCTACTGTTACTGTTGATTGAAGTGTTGTATAAGTAGAACGTGAAAGTCCACCGATAGTTGCAACAGAGTTTCCGTTATCAACTATAGCACCAAGACCCAAGAAGTCTTTGTTATTGTTACCTGTTCCATTTCCCCAAAGCATTGAACCAATTCCATCAGCAAGGTCTTGAGCACGAGAAATCATTTCAACTTCTGTAAGGTCAAGCACTTTAGCTGCTGTATTGTTTGCTGCTATATCTGTTCCTGCTAGAGCTACGTTTGCAGCACTAAAGCGAGGGTTGTATTTCATCAAGACACGAGTGTCTGTGAAAGATGTAGGAAGAGCATCAAATCCTAAGAAAGATTGGATTGCTGTACCTACTTGGTATTTAATTGGGAAATCCATTGTTGCAGCACCGAAACGCTTTGTTTTAGAAAGCATTTTAGTTGCGAACACGTTTCCTCTCAAAACTGTATCAACTACGCGAGGAACGATTTCCTCAAGAGTTAATGTATCTACGACATTATCAAAAGCCAAATTAGTTACTTAGATACTGACACTAGTTCTTGAAATGTAGACTCTAGCCGTTTCTCTTCCGCCCTTCTTCGTGGATGGTGGGCGTGGCACAAGGATATACCATTATTAATTATATACCGAAGTTTCGGATATTCTCTCCAAGATAAAATATGATGAGCAACAAGTTTTCCTTTACAATTTGTATCAGCGAGTTTGCATTTCCAGTTATCTCGTTGTTTTACATTTTTACTCCATTGTTTATGAAGTGGTCCGCCACGTTCCTTGTCTAATTTTATGAGAGTCCTATCCTTTATCCATCTGGGACTTTTTTCACCTACTCGTTCTGGTACGCTATTCCAAGGCATCTTCTTTCCTAGTTTAGCTTGTCGCATTTTTTCCTTCATAGCTTTCGCTTTCACGACACCAAATACTTCTTCATAGGTTCTACCTTTTAACTTCACTAGCCCTGATAATCGTTTAGATGGATATTTATTATTCATAAATCCATTCTACCACGTTATCAAACTAGTTGCAATAGTTATTTTATAATCTACTTCTCCAAGTACCACGAGCTAAAGGATTCCAGTTTTTATCTTTTTCTCCACTTATATCAGTGTTACCTTGAGATTGAGAACCTGTAATTGCGGCCACACTATCTCGGTCTTTGCGTTGTGAAGTTTTAGCTGAATTGTTTTTTAATTCATATACTTCCCAAGCTTTTTCAAAAGGCATAATTGCTCCTAGATAATTTCCATCTCTATCTTTAGCGGTGTAATCATCTACAATATCAAGAATAGCTGATTGTTCTTTTTGAGTTAAATCTCTTCCAATATAATCAGATAAGATTTCAAAATTTTCATCAATCGTCGCAACATTAGATTCTATTACTTCTCTTTGTTGTGATTCTAGTTCTTGAGCACCTCTTTGACCTGCTTCGTATGCTCGTTTTTCAAGGTCTTCCATTTGTTGTTGTTGCACTTTCCAAGCTTCTTGAACCATAGGCCAGTTTGGTGATGATTCATCTCCATACAACTTTTTAAAGTATCCTGGTACTTCTATGTCATTGTTACTTGTTGGTGCAAAACGACTGTGTTCAAGTTCTTCCGCTCTTTGTCTCCACACTTCCGCTTCTTCACGGGCTTGTTTAGCTTCATCATGGAATTTCTTGAACCTTGAATAAGGAACTTTTGTCTCTTCTACTGAAGGTTCAATTTCCTCACTCTCTACTTCAACCTTAACTTCTGGCTCCTCAACTGAGGCTGGTGCATTCTTCAAATCTTCTAAAGTTTGAGCTCCTGCTCCAAACGCTGGTGCATTAAGGTCTATCTTTGCTTTGTCTAACATATTTATTACGGGGATTGATGGGTTGCCCTAGCCCGTTGATTTATTAATTAGATGATTCTTCGACTGAAGATTCACTAGATACTTCTTCTGATTCCATAACTTCAGCTTCCATTTCTGGTGCTTCCATTACTTCATCTTTTATTTCTTCTTCTGGCATAGTATTTTTATAGTTAAATTGATAATGGTTACGACTTTAATTAAATTCTCCTGCTCTTGCCTTTCTATCCATATCTTTCATTTTAGCGTTCTGTATTCTATTTACGTTTCTTGAAGGTTCTATAAAGTTTTTATCAATGGAATTTCCGATTGCTCTGCCTACTTTTTTTACTCCACTTCCTATTATTTGAAAAGGTGTAGGAGCCATTTTAGAAGCGATTATTGATTTTTTATCTTGAATTGATTTCATATTAATCGTTGTATGCACGGCCTATTTTTCTCTGAGATTCCATCATTTCTACTTCAGTCTTCCCAAAATGTTTTTCAGGAATAGTCTTGAGCATTTTTTTAGCAACCTTGTGTTTCTTACCCTTCAATGAATGGCTTGAATCTTTTTCGTGTAGTATTGCTTTGTAAGACATTCCTTCTGACATATTATTTGTTTTTTGATTCGTTAGCGATTCTATTTTTTTCTCGCTTTCTATCCATTTTAATCATTAAAGAATTATTTTTCTTTGTTTGTTCGTGTTGAGAAAACATCTTCTTAGCAACTTCTTTCTTTTTGCCCAACATATCCATTGGACTTGAAGCTATTAATTTTTTTAAGTGTTCTATGTTTGACATATATTTAAGCTCGTTGTGTATTATTTTTACCCATCATCATATTCTCACCTTCGTTCTTTCCTACTGAATTAAGAGACATTTTACCTTTTTGAGATTTCTTACCTTTTGGCATATTAAAATAAGACCTATGGTTTTCAATATTCATCTTTTTAGCTACATCTTGTTTTTTCATATTACATATTATAGCCACCTTTCATTGAACCTGAAGGGTTAGCTTGATTATATTTATCAGAACCAAATTTACCTGACTTGTTTGATTGGTCAAAATTTTGGCCTTTTGCACGACCTGTTGTCTCTCCGTTCATTTTAAACTTCATTGAAAGAGCACCTTTTTCTTTACCATTTTGATAATTCTTTGGAGAAGTTCCAACGCCACCTTTTGAGTTTTGGTTGTACATCTTTTCTGCCATTGAGATTTTTTTAGATTCTATTTTCATATTTATATTTTACGTTATTAATAATATTTCTTATATGGGGAATTTATTCACCTCCTAAGTTTACAAATGATTTACCTGTCATCTTGCCTGCCATTCTCTTTTTCTTTGAAAGATATACACCTTCATCAAAACTAGGAGAGTTCTTACTATATTTTCTTTGTGGTGATGTTGGGTCAATATCTTTAGCATCTCCCCAGTCTTGACCTGCCCTGTGTCCTTCACCACTTTTAACATATTTAAATCTACCAGTTTTCTTATACTGCTTTATTGCTTTACTCCAAGAGTAACCTTTTCTGTTGTAGCCTACTTTTCTTGCCATTATATTGGTACACTAGATAATAATTGTTTACTTTCTTGGCCGACTGCATCTTGTGAGCCTTCAGGTGGTGGTGTTACTCCTGTGTCTTGTCCTGTTGGTGAATTTACTGGTGCTCCACCTACCCCTACTGGTTGTCCTAATGGTGCTTGCATACCTTCTATTTGGAATGTAGGCAAATACATTTGTGGTTGGATTTGTCCTTTCTGTAACATTTGCCAAAGAATAAGTTGTTGAGTAGCTTGTACTGGGTCTGGGAAGTCTAATTTCTTGTATAAAGATAGTGGGTCAATAGCTCCTTGACTCCATAAATCAACAGCTTCATTGCGTTGTGTCAATGGGTCTTTAGGAACAAGAGAACCTTCTTTTACTGTTATTGAAAGTGTTTTTAATAGAGGGAAGTCTGCATTCTTTAAAGTAATAAGTTCCGTTCCTGCTACTTGTCCTGCTGTAGTTATGAAATGTTCTTCATCATAGTAAACGAACATAAACTGTACAACTAAGTTATAAATACTGTCTGCAAGTTGCTCTAGTTGTTCAGTGATTCCTCCACCAATACGAGAGCTATCCATTTGATTTACTAGAACCTTACCACGCACAGTTTCAGTTCCTTTAAGGCCTTGTGGTGTTGAACCTGAAGTACCAAAAATATTTTTAATTTCTCCACGCATATCGTTTAAGTGATTGAATACATCAGAAGGTAGTGCTGGTGCAGGGAAGCGTTGTACAGCTTCTCTAACATCTCCATTAGGTACACGAATAGCCACACCACGTCTTAGTGCTGATGCAGCTTGAGCAGCTTGGTCTTCTGTAAAGGCCTTACCTGAGACAACCATTCCATTATTCATACCTGAGACGTTTTTAGCTATTTGTCTTCCTGTTGTGTTTACTTCATCTTGTAAAGAAATATTCTGTAAGATAAGTGAAGTTTCGTCGTGAGGTTGAAGTCCTGTTGAAAAGATTGATAAGTAACGATAAGGGGATGTTCTTTCTTTTAAGTGGTTTGTTCCTTGAACTTCTATTTCTACTTCTGAAAGAGTTTCAGGGTCTATTTCTTTGATAGTTCCATCATAATTCCAGTTTGGATTTTTAAACTTACCTAACACTAGGTTATCATCCATTGTAAAATACAGGTCTTTACCTTTATCCCACCATTCATAATATTCAAGCTTAGTACCTTTCTTACCCTTAGCTTTTTCCATTATTTCTTTAGTTTTTGCTGGGAACATTTCACATAGTTTTTCAGCTGATGCTTTTTTCTTTTCTCCTTCATATTCACCAACAAAAATACCACCTTCATCAATGTATCCGTCTTTATCAAATATCATACGCTTAGGGTTTATTACATCTATTTTAATAGATTTTGTAAAGACATCCCAATATATTTTAACAACACCAATTCTTCCCCAAGTCCAGTTACGAGTAGCTCTTGCAAGTTTTCTTCGTAGCTTTGCATTGTCAGCCCAATCAACAAGAGCACACTTTATATCGTGAGCTATCTTTTGTCCTATTTCACTAGGGTCAGCTGTTACAAGAGGGTCAGGGTTTGCACGAGTTGCAATAGGTAAAAATGTTTCTACTGCTTCAAAAATAAGATTATCTACTAAATCTTTGCGATTACCCAGAGTATCACTCACATTAAATTCTTCACTTTTTTGTGCACCTACCCAGTATCCGAAAGCTAAAGCTTGAGACTTTTCTATTGGTGTATAGTAAACAGAATAATCTCTTTTTCTTTGAGAGGTTAATTTTAAAATATCTGTATCGTCTAATGTTGATTCGTACTCATTTGTGGGAGTAGGGTTTGAACCTTCACTCATTCCACCTTCTTTGTTTACACTACTAAATAGATTCATGACGCCTTTAATCGCACCCATGATGCCTTCAGAACTTTGAGGAGATGTTTGTAATGACATATATTATATATTAAGTTAAATCAAGTAAGTTTTATATGGGGAAAATCTATTCAAGTTTTTGGTCGTATCCTTGATGAGCGAATGAAGAATTCTTAGCCTCGTGGAATGAGGCACTCGTATCTAAAAATCTATCCATACCAATACGCCAATAAACAAAACAGAAAGGATAGTCACATCTTCCACTTGGTGGCTTGTTCCATTTAAATATTGGAGTACCTAGATTGCTTTCTTCTTCAGTACGATACATACCTAACCATTCAAGCTCTACCTCGTGCCAGTCTGCTTCAGTTCCATAAATAGGCAAACGCTTCTGTGTCATTTCATCTATAACAAGCTGTATGAGTTTATTTCTATCTGCTACAACAGTTCCTTCATCATCATTCCAACTAATGAGCTTATCATTCTTTTGGTCGGCTCTAAAGAAACATAAGAAAACTCTGTTAGGGAACTCTTCTCTTAATTCTCGTGGATGAACTATATCTCCTCCTTGGTCAATAACCATTACTGCCGTAGGATTATCTCGCATAAGTTTACGCAATGGTTCATAGCTTGAAACCTTATCATAGAAGAATAGGCCGTGCTTATTACCGAGTACATAGTTAATTCCTTTACCTGTATCTACACCAATAATCATCGTTGAATCTCTCGGATTAACTTCATTGACTAGGTTTTGTATAAACATCTGCTTAGTAAGCTTGTTACCACGGCCAACAAAAGGAAGCCCAAGTACATAGTTTGAGAACTGCTCTTCACTCAACTCTTCTTTCTTAGTGAGAATATACTGTGCAGACTTATTGGGAACTATGAGAAGTGGTATCCAATAGCCTGAAATCTCTCTTCCTTTATGTTTAGCTATCCATCGGCCTTTTCTTCTATCTAGTTCTTTTTTACATTTTAAACATCCAAAATATGGTTTTCCATTATCATACATAATGTTTTCCATAGTTAAATACCACTCGTGGCCACAAGTACATTTAATAAACCAATGCTTTTGGTCTGATTCTTCCCAATGCTTATCAACACCTACACCAGCAGCACTAGGGTTACTGAAGTACCATTCCCAGCCATACTTAGAGTGTTGAAGACGAGTTTTAAACTGTGTAACGATTTCTTGTTTACTTCTATCTGTTTCATCTGAAATATATAAATCAGCAGGAGTAGCAATAGCCGCACGTTCTGTCCACGTACCCTTAAAATAGATAACATTCTTACCTACACGCTTCTGCTCGATACTATCCTTGTCTTCACACCATTCTTGAAATATAGGATTGTTTGCTATGAGACGATTAGTCTTACCAGATACGAAGTCTTTAATGTCGGCAGATGATGGAAGTGAATAGATAATGTCTAGCCCTTTGTTCTTTGCTATCCATAGAGCTTTGATGTTGATAGTTGTACTCATCCCTATCTGAGCAGCTTTGAGCATTGCTTGTCTAGGAGTGAAGTCGGAGAATATATCCCATAAGTATGGATGTTCTTTAAAGTCTAGCTTTTCCCCTGCGTCATTTGTAATACCATAGGCTTCATTGAAGACATGTATATTACGTTCGCTTAGTTGTTTTATTAGAGGACTTGGCATTTATCATATTTTATCTTCTTTGAGCTTAGAAGCCATCTTATTTGCTAAAGCATCTAGGTCTATATCTGGTTTAGCTTCTATTTTGTCTCCCTTAGAAGTAATGTCTGTTTGACTAGCAGGATTTCCTTCAGCCATTTTCCATACTATTTCAGTTGGAAGGGAAGCCAAGTAATCTACCTTTTCATCATCAGGCAAGCTTTCTAGATATTCTCTGGCAAATTCCTTTAAAGTCTTTCCTTTTGGTCTGCCATTAGGATTACCACTCTGGCCTTTCTTCCATTGGTATGGTATAAGCTGTTTTCCTTGCTGTTTATCAGCACTTTTTGATTCATTATCAAGGAAATCCCCTATATTTTGTATGTGATTTTTTGAATTGTGTTCCATAAATTACAATTCTGTTAAAAAAGCTTGTAAATCTTTAACAAAGTCTTTATCTATTTCTTCTAATCTAAACCATTCTCTAAAATGTTTATAGTCTTTTAAACCTTTATGTAGTGACTCCTCAATCTCTTTAGCATGAAACATCGGAACGGAGAAAACCAGTTCGATTTTATATGGATTGCCAGTTCTTAGTGAATTTAAACGATTATCAACATTTGATGTAATGCCTATTTTATAAAATTCATTACACTTTACTACGTATATTTTTTGTTGTGGTGTTAAAAGTTTATCAGCCATTATGCAATTATTGTATTATTAATTTCTTTAGCAGGTTTTTCTGTATCGTTTTTTGGTTCTACTGTTTCCTGTATTATTAAATTATCTTCTTCGTTTATTTGTATAGTCATTTTTTATGTTCTTAAGTAAGTCGGATAATATTTATAGAATAAGTTTGAGTTTGGTTGAAGGATTTCTCTTTTATATATTTTAGCATATTCTCTGTTTAAATGCACTCCACGCCAATCTTTACGAATCACTCCACTTTCTTTACACTCCTTACATAACCAGCGTAAAGCATTATTGTCTTCACCTATTGTTATTGGATTGTGTGTGTGTTCTAATTCGTTCATTTATTTTACTATAGCTTTAACTCCTCCAGTTTTCATAGATACGAAGTTATAGCGTTTATCTTCGTGAGTAATAGAGTCTATCGCCCAGCTTTTTACGAAAACAAAATCTCCTTTCTTAATTTCTTCTACTCCATCTCCTACTTCTAATACTTTTCCATATTCTACAGCACTTTCTCTACTTGATGTATTAAGTATACCAGCACTTGCTTCATCTAATTCTATTTGGATTTCTCCTGCTAGAGGTTTTATTTTTATACTCATTTTATTTGTAGTTAATTATAATGTTTTTAATTTGTTTAACTGGTTCCCATTGTTCATCTTTTAATCTACAAACCATTACAACAGCATCTGTAGAGTCAGGTAATCTAAAAGGTAAAGCTATTGTTCGTGCATTTGTTTTACTGTCTACAAATACCTTAGTGTCTTCTTTAATTACTATTTCCTGTTTTTTCATCTTTGGCATCTATAATTACTGCATTAGTTGTTATAAACATACCGACCGATGATATTGCGTTCTCTAAAGCACAGCGTTCAACTTTAGTAGGGTCTTGTACACCAGCTTTAATCAAGTCTTCATATTTGTTAGATTTTGCATTATAACCCATTCCTTCAGGAAGATTCATAACTATTTCAGAATAATCGAGGCCTGCATTTTTTATAATCCACTTTAAAGGAGCAACTAAAGCTTTTTTAAGCACTACTTCTCCAACAGTTTTAGGATTCATTTCTTGTGCAATACGCCAAAGTGTCATTCCACCTCCCTCGATTACACCTTCTTCTAAAGCACCTTTGACAGCTCTAATCGCATCTTCTGCTTTTGGTTTTTTATATTCTCTTTCATAATCGGTAGGTGCACCAATTCTTAACACAGCTATACCTCCTGAGAGTTTAGCAATACGTTTCTCCATATTTTCTTTAGTATACATATTTGGTTCTCCATCAGCTTTTGATTGAAGTTCTTTTACATATTGTTTGTGTGAGAATCCGTTACCTATAAATAAAGTTTTATTAGCCGTTGATATTACTTTCTTTGCAAAACCTAAGTACTCACGTTTAAAGTTTTGAAAATTTATACCTGTTGTATTTGATATTATTTTTGCTCCTGTGTATCCTGCTATATCTTCCAATAACAAAGAAGTCGCACGAATTACTAGAATATTGAAAGTTTTCATTTCAAAGTTTTGCACAAACATACCTAGCATAGAGTCATCAATATCATCACACACAATCACACAAGAAGTAATAGGGTTTGAATGTGGTATTTTTCTTCCGTCTTTTATTTCAAAAGCAAAATCATCAAAAATTTTGCTTACATCTGATATATTTGAAATCTTTTTCTCTGTACACAATACTGGAATATCTTGATATATCGCTTTAGCTGACTTCTTATCAGTAATAAAACGAGGGGACATAAAACCTACACTTGCTTCGTATCCATCAGTTATTTCATAATCTGTTGCAAAGGTTTTGGAATCTTCTACGTTAATAACAGCTTTTTCCCCAAGTTTATTAACAATTTCCCCTATTAATTTAGCTACTTCCTTGTCTTCTGAAGATATATAAGCAACTTTTTCAACATCATCTTTTGAGATTTTTTTACTCTTCTTAACTATTTCTTTTAAGACCTTAATCCCTGCTTTATTCAAAGATTCTCTTATTTCCATAGGATTCTCAGGTCTTTCAATACAAGCGTGTGCTAATTCTTTTATTAGAGCTGCGGTTGTACTTCTACCATCTCCAGCATCGTCAGTTGTCTGTGCTGTTGTATTTCTAATAACATTTGCACCAGCATTTTCAACTCTATCTTCTAAAACTATATTAAAAGCTATTGTTCCTCCCTCGTTTATAATCTTAGGGAATGTTTGGTCATCAATTAAAACATTGCGTCCTTTTGGCCCTAATGTTCCACAAACAGCATCTGCTGCTTTGTCTAGGCCTACTAACATTTTTGGAATTGGATTAAATATTACTTCTTTTTTCATTTATATATTTTTTAATTATCTTCTAATAAATTATCTATATTTTTAGCTTGTTCAAATTTTTCTTTAAAGGAAACTGCTTCAATAAACTGTGTATATTGCTCGCGGTTAGTTTTTGTATCTACCCATTCAAACCCTTTAGGTGGATTAGATGGGTGATAATCACCCCAAGCCCATATATTCTTTAATCTTGAAATAAAGATACTAATTTTGTTTTTCATTTTCTACAATATCTTTTAATACTTCTTTAACTGGTTTAGTAGCTTCTTCTACCACCTTAGGTAAACTTGCTCTTCTAGCGAGTTCAGAATTAATCATTTGAAGTTCATTTGTATAGGAATTAATTAAATTAATTTTTTCAAAACCAAATGCTTTTAATTCAAGTTCTGATAAATCTTTTACATCTACTATTTTGTCCATATTTTTATTTAGTTATTTTTAATACTTACATTATACCATTTACATTTTACTATGCAATATCTTTTAAATCACTTAAATCTTCTCCCCAATTCTGACATTTTACATTGTGCTTGGACTTTACAGGACTTGTACAACATATATGTGGTCTTGGTTTTCTTACGCCTTCGACCTTTTCTGGCTTTGGCTTGCCGTTCCTTTGCCAATCACGTTCACAATAAAACTGAGGCTTATTGATTAAATTCTTCGTGTATCTAGGATGGATTTGAAGACGTTTAGGAAGTTTTGTTGGGCATAAGAAGCATTTCATATACTTATTTATTCTTTATTTTTAATAAAGTAAAAAATTACTAATCCGACCATCGTTATTATTAATGCTAATATTCCGCATATTTCTCTAATCATCTAAGTTTTTTATTATATTTATAACTTTTTCCATATCTTCATCATTTTCAACAGTGCCTATTTGCCTTAAAATACCTGTGGTTTTCTTTATCATCTTCTCCCTAGATTCTGCCTCTCGTTCTGCTATCTTTTTTAGCCACCAGTCAGTAATTTTTTCTATAGTTGGTAATAGCCATATTTCACCACCTTTTGATTCTCCTAAAATCCATTGACTAAACTCACTCTTTAATTTTTCGTTTTCTGGTTTAGACATTGGGTTTATATTCTTTGACCTTCTAATGATAAATCTCCTGCGTCTATTGCCATGTCTCTTGTTACATATCTTGGTTCTTCTTCGCCTTCACAGCCACAATGTATCAATTCAACGTTGTCTTGTTCTTCTTGAGAATAAAATGCAGGATTTTGCTGAAATTCCCCACATGCTCCACATCTTTGTAATTTTTCTTTTAGGTTATTCATTGGAGGGTTTGTTAGATGATAAAATATCTAAAACTCTGTTAAATGCTATACCATAGCCATAATTTTCATTTTCATCTAAATCATCAGTATCTTGCTCTAGTTTCTTTATCTGCGATATCCATTTTTCTCTTTCCTTCTCCCTCTCTGATTGGATGAGATTTTGGATGAAAGATTTAATGTCTTCTTCGAGAGTATACCCATCAATATTATTGCTGAATTTCTTACTAAACTCTATTGCCCAGTTACTATCAGTAGGGGGATGGGATTCATTAATCATTTTTCTTTGGATAATTAAAATTATAAGTTGTTGTCTCTTTTACTTTTCCGACTTTAAAAAGTAATTGAACAATCAAATCTTCAAGTGTATACATTCCACTACTCCAAGTACCATTTTCGTCTTCTCCTTCCATTTCAAATAAGACAGTATCATCTGAATAATCTATTTCAACGACTGTAAATAGTTTCTTTGTTTTATATGTTAACTCGTCCTTCTCTTCCAAAGATTGAGGTAATAATGCATCAAAACAAGATTTTAATGGTTCAAGAAAAAGGAAACAGTTTATATTATGGCATTGATTACAAGTAAGACATTCTTGATGCAAACATAGCTTACATACTTCATTTGATTTTACTCCTTTGTTTTCTTGGTTCATATTAGTTATTGTTAGGGGTTATCGTTTAATAGTACTTCTGATTTTTTTACATCCATAACATATTTGAGTAAGTGCATCGTGAAAA